GCGTGAAATGCTGGGTCTGCACACGACAGGCGCGCGGGTACGGCCATACGGACAACCGTCATGGCATCGGCCACCCGCGGCGCTACCCCATCGACTGGGTGTTCTGCTCGCGCCGGTGCCAGGATGCGTTCCACGCGCTCTACGGCAACTGGACGCGGGTCATGGACGGCATCAAGGACAAGACGGAGGTTGCCATGATCGATCCGTCTGACATCGAACTGGGCGCCATGAGGAAGTGCCTCAAGTCCTTTGGCGAGGCGGCCAGTGAAATCGGGTTCGATAAGCCCCTGGGGCACTACTCCGAAGCCGAGGCGCTGCAGGTGGTCGACGCCATCGTCACCTGCTACACCGAGGCGATGGTCGAGCACCATGAGACGACCAAGTTTCCGCCGGTGCGCGGCATGGCGCCAACGGCGGATCCCATGGACAACCCGTTCGCCGATCTGGAGGACGACCTGCCATGGGAAGACGGCAAGGGGGCGAAGCGATGATCGACTTCAACTCCTCAACAAGCATCCCGGGCCAGGTCACCTCGCTGGTCGATGCCGGCCTGCAACGGATGCGATCGTCGCAATCACCCCGGGAATACCTCGGCGCCTCCCGGCTTGGGGTGTCCTGCGAGCGCGCTCTGCAATACGAGTTCGCCAGGGCGCCGGTCGACCCAGGTCGTGAAACCGACGGCAGGATCCTGCGGATCTTCGAGCGCGGCCACGTGATGGAGGACTGCATGGTCGCGTGGCTGCGGGCTGGCGGGTTCGACCTGCGCACGCGCAAAGCCAACGGAGAGCAGTTCGGCTTCTCGGCAATCGACGGGCGGCTTCAGGGTCATATCGACGGCGTGATCGTCGGCGGGCCGGATGGCTTTGCGTATCCCGCGCTATGGGAGTGCAAGTGCCTCGGCTCCAAGTCGTGGCGCGACCTCGAGAAGAACAAGCTCGCGGTCTCCAAGCCGGTCTACCACGCGCAGGTGGTGCTCTATCAGGCCTATCTGCAGTTGCATGAGCACCCGGCGATCTTCACGGCCATCAATGCCGACACGATGGAGATTTACACGGAGCTCGTGCCGTTCGATGCTGCACTTGCCCAGCGCATGTCGGACCGGGCGATCAAGGTGATCGCGGCTACCGATGCCGGTGAACTGCTGGCCCGTGCCTATCACGACCCCACCCATTTCGAATGCCGGATGTGCTCGTGGCAGGACCGGTGCTGGAGGCCCGCATCATGACGCCTGTATTACCCCATCACCCGCTGTTCGAGCGCCTGGTCGATGCGCAGGAGGCCGCCCACTGCCTGAACGTTCCGGTGTACCTGTTGACGCACCCCGAGGAGAGGACGCGCTTGGGTATCCCGCACTACCGGGTCGGCAAACTTGTGCGGTTCAAGCTCGATGAGCTGCTGGGTTGGATCGAGTCCCAGCAAAAGCTTCGCCGTGACACCTCGCACGGGGGCGTCAATGCTTGACTACAACGACCAGCAAGACGTCGCCCAGAAAGATCCCGGCGCGGAGCGCGAATCGGTACGCAAGGAGGTGCTGGCGCGCATCGAGTCGATCCTGTGCACGCTGTTCCCGGCCGGTAAGAAGCGTCGGCGAGTTTTCTTGATAGGGGACGTACTGGGCAGTCCTGGCGACAGCCTTGAGGTGGTCCTTGATGGCGAGAAGGTGGGCCTCTGGACGGACCGGGCCACCGGGGATGGTGGTGATATCTTTGACTTGATCGCCGCCAACCGCGGGATAGACGCACATACCGATTTTCCGCGGGTGCTGGCAGCCGCTGCCGATCTGGCGGGACGTGCGCCCGCAGCGCCGCCGCGCAAATCCCGCAAAGCGGCGCAGGTGGATGACCTCGGGCCTGCCACCGCAAAGTGGGAATACCTCGATGCGACCGGCTCCCTGATTGCCGTGGTCTACCGCTACGACCCGCCTGGCCAGCGCAAGGAGTTCCGGCCCTGGGACGCCAGGCGACGCAAGATGGCCCCGCCTGACCCGCGCCCCCTCTACAACCAGCCTGGTCTCCTCAATGCGTCCGAAGTCGTACTGGTCGAGGGTGAGAAATGTGCCCAGGCGCTCATCGAGTCGGGTGTCATCGCCACCACGGCCATGCACGGCGCCAACGCGCCGGTGGAGAAGACCGACTGGTCGCCGCTGGCGGGTAAAGCGGTCCTCATCTGGCCCGACCGCGACAAGCCCGGCTGGGCTTACGCGGCGCAGGCCGCCCAAGCCATCCTGTCAGCTGGGGCACGGACCTGTCACGTCCTTTACCCGCCGGAGGAGGCTGCAGACGGGTGGGACGCGGCAGACGCCATCGCTGAAGGGTTTGACGTGGGGACTTTCCTTGCCCACGGCCCGCGTCTGCAGATGCATGACTTGACCGTTGACGATGAACCGGTGGCAAGCACCGACGAGTCGGTATGGGGTACGGAAGACGCACTCGCCCTGGCTTTCACACGCCGCTATCACCGCGACTGGCGCTACGTTGCCACATGGGGTCGCTGGCTGATCTGGGACGGCTGCCGCTGGCGCACCGAGGACACGCTGGCCGCGACGGACCTGATTCGCAGCGTCTGCCGTCATGCTGCCCTGAAATCGAACAACCCCAAGATCGCTGCAAAGCTGGCAAGCGCCAGCACCGTGGGCGGAGTCGAGCGGCTGGCACGAGCCGATCGCAGGCATGCGGCAACCACCGACGAATGGGATGCCGATCCGTGGCTACTCAACACGCCCGGCGGCGTGGTGGATCTCAAGACTGGCCGTACGCGGGCCAACGAGCGTGCGGACCGGATGACCAAGATCACCACCGCCACGCCACGGGGAAAGTGTCCGCAGTGGACCGCATTTCTCGCGGGCATCACCGGTGGCGACGGCGAGTTGCAAGCTTATCTGCAAAGGATGGTGGGGTACTGCCTGACTGGTACGACGAGTGCCCATGCGCTGTTCTTCCTCTACGGCACCGGCGCCAACGGCAAGAGCGTTTTTGCAAACGTGGTCAGCACCATGCTGGGCGACTACGCGGCCACGGCGTCCATGGACACCTTCGTCGAAACCCGCGGCGACCGACATCCCACCGATCTGGCCGGCCTGCGCGGCGCGCGCTTCGTGACCGCGATCGAAACCGAGCAAGGCCGCCGACTGAACGAGGCCAAGGTCAAGGCCATCACGGGTGGGGACAAGATCTCGGCGCGCTTCATGCACAAGGACTTCTTCGAGTTCTGGCCGAATTTCAAGCCTGCGATCGTCGGCAATCACAAGCCGGCCATCCGAAACATCGACGAGGCGATGCGCCGGCGCATGCACATGATTCCGTTCACGGTCACGGTACCGCCCGAGCGCCGCGATCCTCACCTGACGGAAAAGCTGCTCGCCGAGCGTGACGGCATCCTCGCCTGGGCGGTGGAAGGGTGCCTCGCGTGGCAGCGGGAGGGTCTCAAGCCCCCGGCCTGTGTACAGGCAGCTACCGACGAGTACTTCGAGGCCGAGGACGCACTGGGCCGCTGGCTGGAGGAGCGCTGCGTGCGCGTGGCCAGCGCCAAATCGCTCACCGCGGAACTGTTCTCCGACTGGAAGCAGTGGGCCGAGGCGGCGGGCGAATTCGTCGGCACACAGCGCCGCTTCTCGGACCTGCTTCTTACCCGCGGGCTGGAAAAGTGGCGCAACAGCGTGGGCGTGCGCGGGTTTCAGGGTGTCGGCCTCAAGAGCCCGCCCACGCCCGCCTACACCCCGTACGCGGACGCGTGATCCATCAGGAACAACCCATGGGCCTGACGCTTCCGACGCGGTCGAACGTAACTTCTCTACACGCGCATACGCGCGCGTCAAGGAAGAGTTTCGTTCGACTGTGTCCGATGCGTCAGCCCGCCACAGACAGGACCGACCCCATGACCACAACGATTCTTGCCCTCGACCTGGGCACCACCACGGGCTGGGCACTGCGTACGCCCGATGGCACCATCACGAGCGGCACCCAGAGCTTTCGGCCGCAACGATTCGAAGGCGGCGGCATGCGTTTCCTGCGCTTCAAGCGTTGGCTCACCGACATCAAGGCCTGCGCTGAAGGCATTGACTCGCTGCATTTCGAAGAGGTGCGCCGACACGTGTCTACTGACGCCGCACATGCCTATGGCGGGTTCCTTGCCACGCTCACCAGCTGGTGCGAGCACCACCAGATTCCGTATGAGGGCGTGCCGGTGGGCACGATCAAGAGGCACGCCACAGGCAAAGGTAATGCGGGCAAGGAGGAAGTGGTTGCAGCCATGCGTGGACGTGGTCACGCCCCCGCAGACGACAACGAAGCCGACGCCTTGGCAATCCTGCACTGGGTGGTTGAGATACACGATACGCAGGGAGCATGACATGAGAGCGCCCATTGCCCCCTACCGCTGCCCTCTCGGTGGAATGCAGCCCGAAAGGATGAATGTCGAGGCCGTCAAGCAGCGCGGTTGGCGCGAAGATCACATTCTGGTGGTCAGCGATTCGGATGCGCGCCTGGACTTTGTCGAACGCGAGTTCATACGCCGGATCGGCGAGAGACTCTACGGATCGGGAGGAACCAACCATGGCAAGACATGACGCGCAGTGGACCACGGACGAGGTCGCAAGCCGGTTCCACGAGGCTGCGATCACCGCCAGGCGCCTGCCGCCGGTTCGCGTGCAGGGATACTTCAACACCTGGCCGCCCATCGTCCGGCAAGCGTGGGAGGTTCTTGGCGCCGACGACGCGATCTACCGTTCGTATCCCCCCACCCCGCAGGCGGTCGAACGAATGCTCGAGGCGATGCGCTGGGTGCAGTGGCTCGAGGTTGAGCAGCGGCATCTGGTCTGGATGCGCGCCGACGGGTATCGCTGGCGCGAGATCACGCGACGCTTTGGCTGCGACCGTACGACCGCATGGCGACGATGGAACATCGCGTTGCTGGTGGTCAGCGAACGCTTGAACCTACCCGTCAGTGCGCGTGTTTTGGGGTGATCGGGCGAACGTCTGCGCTGTTGCGGGTGCATTGGCGGGATCGCGCGGTTTTTACCCGTGCAACATAAGTGGCTCATTGGCGCTAGTATTTCGGCTATCTTCTGGACAGACGTTCGAGCAACAAGCAAGCGAGCGTTTCTGACAAGCCCGCCCGGTCGCGACCCGGCGGGTTTTTTCATTTCTGGCGCCCACATGAATCCTCTGAAACTCGATTACCGCGCAGTCGATGTGCTGATCCCCTATGCCCGCAATGCCAAGCAGCATTCGGATGCTCAGGTGGCGCAGATCGCCGCCAGCATCCGGGAGTTCGGATGGGGTGCGCCGATCCTGGTGGACGGTCAGAACAATGTCATCGCTGGACACGGTCGCTTGCTGGCTGCACGAAAGCTCGGCATGACCGAGGTGCCTGTGGTGCCCATGGACCATCTGACCGACACGCAGCGGCGTGCGCTGATCCTCGCCGACAACAAGATCGGCGAGAACGCCTCCTGGGAGGATGAACTGCTCGGCATCGAGTTGGCGGAGCTTAAGGACGCTGGCTTCGACCTCGGCCTGACCGGCTTCTCGCTAGAGGAGTGGGAAGCACTGATCGCTGGTGAGGAAGCCACGAAGGATGGCCTCACCGATGAAGATGCCGTGCCTGAGGTCAGCGAGACTCCAATCTCGAAGTGTGGCGACATCTGGGTGCTCGGCGAGCACAAGCTACTGTGTGGTGACGCCACCAAGGCTGATGATTACAAAGCCTTGCTGGGCGAAGAACTGGTGGACATGACCTTTACCGATCCGCCCTACAACGTGAACTACGCCAACACCGCCAAGGACAAGATGAGGGGGAAGAACCGCCCCATCATGAACGACAACCTGGGCGAGGGTTTCGGCAGCTTCTTGTTCGACGCATGCGACAACATCTTGGCCAGAACCAAAGGTGCGGTGTACATCGCGATGAGTTCATCGGAGCTGGATACCCTACAAGCGGCGTTCAGGGCCGCGGGTGGAAAGTGGTCCACCTTCATCATCTGGGCCAAGAACACCTTCACGCTCGGGCGCGCCGACTATCAGCGGCAGTACGAGCCGATCCTCTACGGGTGGCGCGATGGAACCGATCACTACTGGTGCGGTGCGCGCGATCAGGGTGATGTCTGGAACATCAAGAAGCCAGCGAAGAACGACCTGCACCCCACGATGAAACCGGTGGAGTTGGTCGAGCGGGCAATCAGAAACAGCAGCAAGACCCGGGACCTGGTGCTTGATCCCTTTGGTGGTTCAGGCTCGACGTTGATTGCTTGCGAGAAGTCCGGACGCAGGGCCCGGCTCATTGAACTCGATCCCAAGTACGTGGACGTGATCGTCAAACGCTGGGAAGAGTTCACGGGTCGCAAAGCAACCCGAATGGGAGAACTTGCAGAGGATTCAGCCGAGCCGGGCGACGTAGCGGCCGTAGTCGCTGCCTGAGGGGTCCACATACAGGTACGGTCTCCCGGGTGCGTGGATCTCCACGCAGAGGCGACCGTCATCCCAGTAGCCTCCTTTACCCTCAAGCCAGTCGCGTGATTTGTAGAGGTGCTTTGCAAAAGCGTCGAACTCCTCGGGCGAGAGTTCCCGGGACTCGGTGATGTAGACGGCGTCATCTCCGCTGGCGGCGATGTCCGTCAGATCTGTTGGCTTGCGACCAAAAGGCAGTCTGATACCGAGCTTTTCAACCTGAACCTCGCGCCCGTCGACTTTGAGGGTCAGTGGGGTTCGTTCGATGGTGATGGTCATGCTTGGCATGCTGGAGTCTCTTGTCCGCTTGCGATGCGATAAACCCGATCTCCGCCGGAATCCTTGGTGGACTGGATGTCCAGTCCCAGCTTCTTTTTGAGTGCTCCAGCCATTGCGCCTCGGACCGTGTGTGGTTGCCAGCCGGTGGCCTGGCAGATTTGCTCAATGGTGGCGCCCTCGGCACGCTTGAGCATGTTGATCACAGTGGCCTGCTTGCTGGTCTCACGGGTTCGGACGGTCCGCGGTTCGGCAACAGGAGGCTTGAGGCCCAGCGCCTCATAGCCTGCCTTGGTGACGACGGTCTCGCGCTTCTTCTGCGAGATCAGGCCGTGGCTGACCAGGCTTTCGATGGCTTTGGCCTTGGCGCCGCCCTTGAGGGTCTCGGGAAACCAGAGCACCTTGCCCTGCGTCTGAGCCAGGGCATGCGAGAGTATGGCGTGCTGGGTCGGGGTGAGTTTGTTGGACATGGCGTCTCCTTCTCAGTTGGGGGTGTTGTTGCTGCTGGCAAGGCGTCCAGCTTCGAATGCGTCGATGAGGGCTTGGCGGATTCCCCAGACGCTCACGTCGTAGAAGTCGAGTCGGTCGCTGTTGCGGGTCTCAAGCGTCTCGACAAAGAGATGCTCGGCAGCGATCCGCTGCAAGAGTTGGTCACGGGATTGGGTGTTCATCACGCATTGCCCTCCAATTTCTGAATCTGGCGGGCTCGATCAAAGCCCACCCAGTTGCCATCAAGGTCCAGGCCGCGAGAGGCAAGTTCCTCTCGGGCCAGGCGGTTGAGGTCAAGTTCGCCAGCGGCTGCTGCGCTGAGGACTTTGGTCAGGGCGGTTTGGATGAACCCAAGCTCATCGACCGCGAACCTGGTGCTGCTGTAGGACATGGGTGCTCCTTGCGGGTGTTGATGACGTTCGTATGAACGCTCTTCTTACCGATGAAGCCAAGTCATTTCAGAGCTTCTGTCGCTTATTTCTTGATCAACACCCCGACATGCCCCGAAGTGCCCCTACACCGTGCCGATACCCGGGCTGCGGGGCGGTATTGGCAAGCCCGGGCTTTTGTCCCCAACACCGAGCCAGCGTGCACCAGGACTACGGACGCGCCAGGCGTGGCTTTGACGCCGAGGTGGGCTTCTACCAGTCCAAGGACTGGCGGGTGCTGAGGGCGGCAGTGCTGCGCGAAAGCCCCCTTTGCGTGGTCTGTAAGGCCAAGGATCGCCTGGTTGCGGCTGGGGTGGTGGATCACGTGGTGCCGCTCAAGGACGGTGGTGCCCGCTTTGATAGGGCCAACCTGCAGCCTCTCTGCGTCTCTTGCCACAACCGCAAGACGGCCAGAGAGACTGCCGGCAGGCGCTAGACCCCCTTGCCCACCGGTAGGGGGGTCAAATCTCTACGGTTGGGCGGCGAAGATGCGCGCGCCTGCCCAAATTTTTCCGCGTGCAAATTGAAACAGGGGGGGACCCCCCCGGATGAGGACATACATGGCCGGTCGTAAGCCGCTGCCGACCAAGGTCAAGCAGATCAAAGGAACACTCC